TTCCTCCAGCCCAATAAGCTGTAAACCATGCCTTATCAAATTGATCTAAGAAAGTAAACACAGTTAATATTTCTGAAATTTCAGCGGCTGCACCGCCAGCATAAGGCGTTGCCTTGTACTGATAACTATTATTACTTGTCATAATAGACAAAGGCGAACTAGTTCTAGGAATAGTTACATTTGTATAAATTACACACGCTGTTATGACATACTTACCAGCAAAAGGAGCTATAAACTCTAATCTTCCACCTACACCAGGATTTACAGAAGTTCTATTATCGAAACTCTTTGTAAAGTCTGCATCAAGAAAAGTATAAGGAGTTCCATCACCAGTAACAGTTGGTGTATTAATAGTCTTGTAATACTCAAATCCAACTGCTCCATTAGTACCCAATTTTCCCGTGTCATCCACATACACAACTGACGCCGTCGCTGCCACATCCTTATTGTATATTCCATACATATATGCAGCATTAGTACCAGATTGTACTAAAAAATTAACTGGATCTGGGTGAGTTTTATCTGGCCCAACAACTGTCCATACTTCTCGATATCCTATTCTCGTTGTGCAATTCTCTGCTGCTTCACCTGCTATAACTGTTGTCGCATTTCCTAGTACAATATTGTGATTAGAAGTTGCATACACATTTCCCGCTTGATAACCAATTAAAATTTGGTCAGCACCAGTCGTTAAGGCCGACCCAGAGCCACTTCCAACACAAGTGCATCGAGCAGCCGAGGTAGCAGCAGTCATCGAATTTTTTCCAACGGCTACGTCATCAGTTGCATTAACTACCGCATCTAAAACGTTCATTCCGATACCGACCAGCGAAACACCGCCTACACCCGCTAATACACCAGATTGCCAGCCCAAAAACGTGTTCCCAGTGCCGTAATTGTGCATAAATCGGTCATTAGAATGACTAACAGCTCCTAAAGCATAAATTCCATCAACAGCATTTGTTTTAGGTTGGAGAATAGATGTATCTAAGTTAACAGTTATGTCTCTACCAGCTAAAACAGCAACAGTATTTATATTTGCTCCGCCCTTAACGCTAAAGTTAGGTAAAGCAGCATTTACTACAAAATTGCCAACATCTCCATCTACAGCAATTTGAACTATTCCACCTCCTGGAACAGCCTGCGTTGAAAGCTTGCCATTAGAGCCACATGTGACCATTAATGGCGCGGGACCCACGACTGAGCCGTAGATTCCAGCGATATAGCAATCTTCTTGGTCGTTTGCACCCACGCCCATGTTACCTATACGGATAACTCCACCATGTCCCCCTAGGGTTCCATCAGCAACGTTACCTGCATTAGCTATACATATGTTATTGCTTTGTGCGCCATTGTAGTTCCAGCCCCCATGGTAGCCTATTGCTGTATTATAATTTCCAGTTTGTAATTGACCGAGAGAGGCGGCACCTAGCGCACAATTTTTTGCACCAGTTTGGTTATTCTTCAAGCAAAAATATCCAATGGCCGTGTTTCTATCTCCAGGACCAACGTTAGTTAAAGATTGTAATGTTTGAAAACCTAGCGCAGTATTGTATTGTGATTGGGCTGTGTTTATTGCAAAACTTCCAGAATCTTCGCCCACAAACACATTTGCTACCCCGTAATTATGGAAAAATCTTGATCCACCTAGTACTATTTGCCCACCTACTCCTGCACCATCTGTATCAGGTAAAATTAATTTACCTATAGTTGCTATTAAATCTCCGCCAGTAGATTGAACTTCATCTGCTGCGTGTAAAAATCCTAATAAGGTAACATCATCTGTTACATTTACAGTGACTTTATCTATCGTTGTATTCGTGTAAATATTTTTTCCGCCTTCAATCTGAACGGAAGCTGCTGTAGCTGGCACATCTACTGGGTCATCACCTGTTAACCTAGCAATACCTCCACCACCTCCACCAACTGCCGACATATCTATAGAAGTAGGATCAGTGGCAACATCGAATAATATAGTGCCATTCGTTGATTTAAGAGTTTTGTATGTACTTGCTGCACCTGCTCCATTACCTCCAATAACCTGTAAATTAGTAGCACTTCTATCTAGATTTACCGTTACAATATTTGCCACGGTTCCATCTGTATTGATTAAATCTCCACCAAGAACAGATAATGCTCCAGCAAGAGGAACTACAGGCCCTCCAATATCAGTAGGGATATTAGTTACACCAGCTATACCTCCAGCATGTGCCGTAAGGATAATAGCTCCAGTGATAGGATCTATTGCCGTAGTAACTGTTGGCAAAACAGGGTCATCTGGCTGAAAAGCTAAGAATTGAGGAGCTGCTGCACCCATACCAGTAAGAACAGTACCTGGCGCACCTTGTACACCTATAGGATTTCCAGTTGCGTCAGTAAATATTACGCAATCTGGGGCTATATCATCTACATAGCACTTACCATCTTCGTCAACTAAAACTAACCCAGTATCTTTTACAGGAACTTGAGCAATACCATTCCAGATACCAGCGGCAAAAAATTTGTCTTGCTCTGCTGCTCCCACGCCCATGATACCCAAACGAATGGTGTGATTATCAAGATTTTCGCCTAATGATCCTACCAGAATGTTGTCCGACTCGTCGTTTACAAGGTTTAGGCCGCTATTAAATCCGATACTTATATTATCCGTACCATCCAATAAATTGGTCAACGCCTGACTGCCTAGGGCCGTGCATCCAGCAGATTCGTGAATTGAGTTAAGGGCATCTTTTCCCTGAGCCGTGTTATTTATAGCAGTAACTACGTCTAAGGTTCTATTTCCGCATGACATACCACAAAAAGTATTTGTATGGCCATAAGCATATAAAAAGTCTTCGCCACCTAGACTGTACATACCCTCAGAAGCCGTCTGATTTGACGCAGGTTGAAAGATACTACGATTAAGGTTCACAGATAAGGTGTTAGCGTCTATCGTTCGCGTAGTGTTAATATTGATGTATGGTAGATTGCCTCCATAGACATTTATGTTATCAAGTCCATCTGGTATAGCTATATTTCCATCATCAGCACGAAGGTTGCCACCTCCGCCACCTCCACCACCTTGTGGATACAGTTTTAACCATCTAGCTGCTTTAGGTGCAGTCCATCTAGCTAAATACCAAAGTTCATCTGGTATAGGATTAGCTATATCTCTTCTAACTTCCCAGAAATCTCCAAGTTTAACTCCTTGACTATCTCCAGTCGTTGGGGCTTTATCATGAATTTTCATATTAGGGGGTGAATCAGCCCATACACCCATATAAGTAAATGATCTTGTTATAGATTGAGGCATGTTTTCTCCTTATGCTCCAAGTTTTATATCAGTGAAATAAGGCACATACACAACAGTAGTACCTAGGTACATTTTTAAATATCCACCAAAGACAGGAGGTGTTGATCCAGAATTAGGAGTTATTTCCCCAGCTCCAGTGCCACCACCTGTATAAGACACGTTCGTTAACATTGTCTTACCAGATAGGCCAGTCCCATGATCTGCTTGAGCAAATGGTGCTTTTGAGAAATCATCTATCGTCTCTAATGCGGATTGAACGTTTGCTTTGCTGGCTAAATACCACAAAGACCAGGTAGCCGGTGTAGTTCCATAATCCACGTACCAGAATTTACCAACATCATGCATGATGTAATCATTTTGTGTTGGTTCCCATGTCATGAAAACCGTATCCGGTGGATTTAACGCATTTACCCCAAGACTTCTTAAACCTGAATTATTAAAAGGCATTTTATCTCCCCAATTTTAGGGGGGATTAGCCCCCCCATAATAAAACTAAACAATAGTCCAGTTGCCTTCGCTTGAAATAACTTCCCATTCAGTATTAGCAACGATACAAAGAAGTTGCGCGCAATCATGTAGATTGGTTGCAGTCATTGTACCTCCAACACCTATTGTTGTGCTTGAAGGGCCAAAATGAATCTGCTGCAAGGCATTTTGAGCTACCACTGTCAATCCTGCGCCTTTGCCTGCAATCTTTATTACAGTTCCAAAAGCGGCTGTTGCGGGCAATGTAGCTGTAATTGCAGTTGCATAGTTCATTACATAGCCTTCATTGGCTGCAAGAGCTTGTGTAGCTGCTGTAACTTCATTCCAAGGTGTTAAATCAATAACTGCTTCAAGGTTTAATGTACCTGCGCCTGGAGTAAAAGTAATTGTGTTGCCTGAAGATGTAAGAGTCGCAAAAACCGGATCTGCTGCGCTACTGCCTAGAAGGACCTGACCATCAGTACCCACGGTTATTGCAGTAACTGCACTTGCACCACTACCGACTAATACGGAATGGTCTGTAGGACTAGCTACGCCAAGACCACCTTTAGTTACCTCTATGGGTAAACCGGAACCTATCGCATTTATAGTTGCCATAGATTGCCTTTCGAATTAGGGACACTTCGTGTCTTCGACATGTAATGTCCCGATTAAACATATTATACGCCATGTTAAGCTATAGTTATGTTTCCACTTGATCTAATAACTACCCAGTCAGTATTGGCAGTTATGCACTGTACTTCTACGCAATCATATCTGACCGTAGCGGCAAGATAACCTGTTACCCCAGTAGTTGTGTCGGATCCAATAAAATGTATTGTCTGCCCTGCGTTTTGAGCAAGTTGCCATAGCCCCGCACCTTTACCAGTAATTGCTATTTTTTGACCTACCGTTGCTGTTGCAGGTAGTGTTACCGTGACTAAAGCTACATTGTTTGTGATATATCCGTTATCGACCGCAGCAACTTGAGTTGTCCCCGTTACTTCCGTCCATGTCATTGCACCGCCAAGAGATGGAGGAAGAGTTGCAACTGAGCCAAATTGGCCATTACTATCGACTAAAGCTATATTCTGAGTTCCGCCAGGTGTAACTCCGTAGATACCCATAATATATGAAGCAGTATGAGTTCCAGATGTTCCTATATAAATTTGTCCACTTCTTAAAGTTGCATCTGTTCCTGTGCCAATTCTTATCACATTACTTTCAGTATCAGGCCCTGTAACATCAAAACCTAAACATATATTTGAAGCAGTTCCGGTCACATAATTTTTCCCTGCATTGCAACCAATTAGAGTATTATAACTTACTCCACTTTGAGAAGGATAACCAAGCCCTGACATTTGATATCCAGAATTAGTTCCAACAAATGTATTTCCTCCGTGATTGCCTCTTATAACATAACCTGCTTTGTACCCTATAAATACACCCCCGGAAGAATTTTGACCTAATTTCTGAAAGGCTAAACCACCAACTGCTGTATGTGTAGTTGCATTACCATTATCTGAACCAACTGATCCACACCCTGCCCCTATAAAAGTATTATAAATATCAAATCCTGTACCAGAATTATTATAGTTATTTCCTAATCCAGCCTGATATCCAATATATGTTGAATATCTGCCATCATAACAATTCTTTCCTGCTTGATATCCTAAAAAAGTTGATCCTGCTGCAGCTTTTATAATTGCTCCGGATTCAGTACCTATTGCTACTGAATTTGCAGATGTTGCTGTAAAATTTCCTGCATTTGAACCTATAAATAAATTAGATCCATAGTTATGAAAATGCCTAACTGAGTTTATCTGTATCTGCCCAACCGTACTTGTAGATGTTGGAAGTTTTAAATTTCCAGAAGTGGCTGTTATGTCGCCAGTATCTGCTGTCAATCCATTAGTACCATGCAAGACACCAGCAATATAAGCTAAGTTCTGCTGATTTTCACCGGAACCATAAGTTCCAATACGTATAACATGTTCTTCGGCTGCTCCAACGTTATTTATATAGACGTTATGAGAGTTGTTTTCTGAGCTAGACCCTGCATTATATCCAATACAGGTTGAAAATTTACCGCCAGTTCCTCCGGCTTGCGCTCCAAGGTATGTAGCATAACCAGAGTTAAAAGCGGCCGTATACCCAGCTCTATAACCAACACAAGTCATATAATCCATAGAAGCGGTTAATTGACCCATGGCTTGATAGCCTACGCCTGTTCCACATGAGCAAGCGGTTGAAGCTGCTCCTGCCCCTCCAACAAATATCGTTGTAGTAATGGCATCATTATTTCTAAGAACTATATTGCCGTTAATCTTTACGCTACCGGCTGTTGTGCTGTTCGTTGTGGGAAGCAATAAGTTTCCAGCAGTTATTGAAACATCGCCAGTAGTTGCTGTAATTCCTCCAGAAACTGATAATCCTGTTCCTGCGTCTGGAGCTGCTATGGTTGTTGCTCCTGTTGAAGCAATTGTCATTCGAAGAGTTGGCTCTGATGGTAAAGCAACTGCTGAGTCTGGATGGGTATAGAATTTAAGATCGCCAGCCACTCTGGTAGCTGCAACAGTGCCTGAGTTAGTAGAAGTTATCTTTGCCCCTGTTATGTACTGTGTACCATCGTAGCCTGTGAATCTAGCAAGCCCGAGTTCATCTCCTGATTGAATTGTAGCCGCCGCTCGTACCTTTTGGAATAACAAATCTGGCCCGGTCGCCGTATTCGTAGCATCTCTTGATATTAAAGAACCACCTATTGAGACTATGTCTCCAGCAGTGCTTGAAATATCATTTGTAGCCGTTATAGAACCACCAAATTGAGGACTTGACGTCCAAGCACAATCTGCGCCAGTAGATCCCATAATGGTTTCACCGTTAGCACCCACTGCAAGCCAATTAAGAGCTGCAGTATCGCTTGCTCCGATTGGCAAAGCGTGAATAGTCTGTAACCCCAACTTTGCTTTAAGATTTGATGGAGCTACTGCTTTATTTGTAACTGTTCCAGCAATAGTTTCTGCATCTGATGCGTATGTAACACCTGCTGGTAATACTTGAAATGTTGGTGCTGCTGCTGCATTTGCTGTAAGTACATAACCCGCATTCACAACATCATTAACCACTCCAATAACATTATTAGCAGAAGCAACTAGAACGTCGCCCTTTGCACAAGTGCTAGGGTAAGTACTTGTAGTCCAAGTAGGGTTTGATGCCGCTACTCCAGTTAATATAGTACCTGCTCCACCTGCTGCCGTAGCTTCTATTGCAGATGCGCCTCTACCAATAAGAACACCATGATCTGTATTCGTAGATGTTCCAGTTCCACCTTCTGTGGCTGCTAGATCTGTAGTAAGTTGTAATTCATTTATTACGATCTTACCTGTACCTTTTGCGGTAATATTAATGTTAATATTTGCATCAGTACCATCAGCCGACAATGTTGTCCCAGAGAGTGTTAAGCCCGCTGCTGCAACATTAGTATCAAATGTTGTTGAATATGTTGTTGTAAAAGTAGGAGTTAAAGAAACTGCTCCAGTAATCGCTGAACCAGCTCCAGAAAATATAAAATTGTTTCCATTTGTTAAAGTTAAAATATTTAATGCTGGTATTGCGTTTCCAGCAGTTGTAGTGAATGATTTAGGAACTGTAACAGGCAAAGTACCAGCTCCTCCACTAGATAGTATTTGAGACATAGTACCCCCTTAATTTTCACCATAAAATACGGCTAAAATAAAATCACCAGTAGTAGGTACGCCTTTTTGTTTTATGTAGATAGTTTCATTAACAGCTCCAAAGAATCCTCTAGAGAAAGATTGATTAGATGCAATATCTAGAATCATGTCTGTCATAGGCAGGATTGAAAATTTGTTCTTAATTCCGTTATTTGAAACCCATAACTCAGCATCAGTATGATTTTGTAATAAAAGCATTCTTGCTGGATGAATTAATGGTGCGCCTACGGCTGTATATGCAGCACCTATAGCACCGAACAGAAGAACTCTCGCTTCTTCTATATCTAAAATTGTCGCGACAGTAGAATTCATGACTTTCCCCCTTTTTTAATTTTTTAAAGCATTTGGTTTTATAACCTTGAAAGTTCTAGTTAGACCTGTACTCTTAACGGTAGACAAGACTAACGACTTAAAGATCTTAATTTGCATGTTTTCCCCTTATGATCCACACGAGTGGTAGGGAAGTTGAACGTGATTTTCAACTTCCCTCAACTTTTTCAACTATTTCTAGTTGCTCTCTTTCTCAACGATTTCCGCCACGACCTCAGGGGACTTTTCCTCTGTGCCATTAGCTACCTTTAAAGCCTCTTCATCAGCTTTAGCTTTTATCTCATAAGCCTTGCGCCAGAAAGCAAATGTAGCATCGTAGATTTCACCGTAGGGTGAACCTTCTGGAATACTAAATTGATACTTTCTATCACCTACACTCCACTCTAAGACAAAGCCCTTAGTAGTCGTTAACATGAATCTCTCCTATAAAAAATTAATTAATTAAACGCTAAATTATGCTGAAACTACGGCTACCCAAGTTGTACCTGTACCAGCAGATGTATTTATATAAATCGTAGTTGCGGCAACTCCATCTGCCCTTAAAAACAATGAACCTTGGTGTGCAGAAACAGATCCATTAGGGTCACCTGTTCCACTAAGAATTTTTACTGTATTAGCAAATATGAAACCTTTAGCTGCTGTAGAAACTTTTACATCACCAGCAACGCAATCTATATCACCAAGAGTTGACGAAATTCCTGTGCCAGCAGTAACTGTTGTACCCGCCGAAACAGTTGTACCAGCAGAAACGCTACCAGATGTGGCGACTATATTTCCTGCAACTGCTGTAATGTTGCCAGCTGTGGCACTAACTCCGCCTGTGGTTGCTGTGAACCCAGTACCAGCGGTAATTGTAGTAGCAGCACCCATTGAACCTGCGGTAGCTGTAATATTTCCTGCAACCGCAACTATATTGCCCGCTGTGGCACTAAATCCACCTGTAGTGGCTGTAAACCCAGTACCAGCAGTTATTGTTGTACCAGCAGATAAACTTCCTGCTGTGGCTTGAATGTTACCAGCAACTGCCGTAATGTTTCCCGCAGAAGCTGTAACTCCACCAGTGGTTGCTCGAAGTCCTGTAGATCCTGTTACTAAAGCACCCGCTGTAATACTGCCAGCCGTAGCTATAATATCGCCAAGTGCTGCCGTAATATTGCCTGGAGTGACTGTTACAGAACTAAAGGACGAAGCTCCACCCCCACAACCTACCCAAATATGATTATTATTTTTTATACTTGTTATTACATAGACATCATCTAAGACTTTATCTATCCATAGATTACCTATAGGTGCATTATCTCTGCTTGTAGGCGCACGTTCAGCTACCTTTGGATCTAGACCCCTATCTCTATACATAGGACTTGTTGCCATGTTATCTCCTATTACCCGAAAATCGCACTCGTGATTAGTGCAAAAATTAAAGATTTATATACGAGCCACACGCTCATTCAGGGATAACTTCGCAAATATTCTTGCTGCGCATCAATTCAACATGATAATTTGGTATATCTAGATATCACTTAGGGAAGGCGTAGGGAAGCGGTACGGAAGAAAGGAAAAAATGAACGAAGAAAAAAACATAGATCTAGAAGGAACTATGCGTTTTATATTTAATATAAGAAAAGACATACGGCACGAGGTTAGAATTCGCGCCGCACATAAGAATATTTCGATGAGTCAGTGGGTAAATAGAGCTATCTACCACTATATGAAGACAGAAGATGCCTGCAAGTAATTAATCTGCAAATCCAAGTAGTTCGCCCTCATCTTCATGTTTATCTATCTCTCTATCTAACTGTTTAGTTAGTTTCAGAAATTCAGGAGTATTATTTTTTACTGCCGCTGAAAAAGCTCTACCATAAAGCTCTCTCGCCTTAGGTGAGTTCTTTATGAAAGCATTTATCTTACTTGCCCTAGTAGCTATTTTAGACGCTCCTGCACCTACTCCAGCTCCTAAAGTTCCACCTATAGCAGCTCCAGGAATACCGCCCAATTTATAACCAGCTCCACCAAACAATAAAGCTCCAGCAGTTGCTCCACTAAGATATTTCTTAGCCAATGGATTATTAGCTAAATTTTGTTCTGCTTCAATTGCAGCATTCTCTGCCCTATGAATACCTTGCGCAGTATAGTAAGGTTGCCCTGCAAGAGGATTTTTTGATGTGTATGGCTCAATCACCGTTGAACTAATAATATTGTTAAGGTGGTCAACCTCTTTCGTTTCTCCAGGAACTACTTTAAATCTTAATGCACCCTTTTGAACTTCATTGGCTCCTTTTTTAATCGATCTGTGCCAATCATTCAAAGTTTTATTCTGTTCCCAGGCGTCTCTTAGGTTAATCATAGGTTTGCCATCTTTGCCCTTAACTACTAATTTTGTAATATCTCCAATGTTGTTTAATGTAAAATCGCTTGTTGGGCCAGGGTGACGTTTTGCATAAGCAGCCTTTTTAGATAATTCTGTCAAAAGAGTATCAGCTTCTACCATTACTGGATCAAAAACCTGTTCAACTTCTTTGTACAATTCTGGTTTTATTTTTTCTAATTTCTCTGGAATCTTTAAAAGAGAAGTTCCAGTATATGTTCCTAGTTTAGCTAATTCCTGAACCCAATTAGGCGCACCAATATATTTTAAACCATGCTTAGCGGCATTAGCCAAAGATGATAGTTTTCCAGCAGAGTAAAGACCCTTCATTAACCCTACTCCAGCTCCAGCAGCAGCTCCCATAGGGCCAAACAGAGAACCAGCCATAGCCATTGCACCCATAGAGCCTACATCATAGGCTATTTCTTGGGTCATATCCTCTATAGCAGATTTTGGTTGGGTTTCATCAACTTCACCAAATGGATTAGCACGTTTTATTCCTGGCATTGGTTGTAAAGCATTACCGAAATCTAATCCACCCTGCATAAATTTAGAAGCATGCTGTTGACCTATTCTTAAAGCCTTATCAGTAAAACTTTCTTCTGGCTTTATAGGAATCTTAGTCTCTTCTGGCTCAGCATAGCCCAATATCTCATCTTCCATGTTATCCCCTAAGCATTCACAAATTTGCCATTATCTAGTTTTTTGCCTTTAACCCATTTACCATTTCTGTAAATAACTATCTGCCCATTTTTGCGACGAACTTCGCCGTCCCTATGACTTCTCTCTTTGGAATACGATTTCGTTGGTTCTCCGCCAAATGTGTTGGCCGTTTGATATAGTTGTTCTAAGTTCTTAGCTTGTGCTTTGTATGGGGCAAGTCTTTCTTTGACCTTTCCCTCTAAGTCAGAAGGTTCGAAACCATTATTTTCTGCAATTATTTGATCTTTGATTTCGTATTCTTTTTGCTTGAGATTTAAAACATCTTCATAACCAGCGATAACTAAAGCTCTACCCTGAGGATTAGACATCAACCCAGGTAACATCTTTTCGATAATCTCTAACTCTTTACCAGTAGTTGTACCCTTAAATATTCCAATACCTTCTGAGATCAAACTTTTTAATTCAGATTCATAAAGTACAGTGTCTGGTGTCCTGAATTGACCGAATACATCTCTACCACCAAATAAAGCATTTCCCATTCCTATTGCAGACATAGCAGTTGGAGAATTAAGTTTTCCAGAACGATCTATATCTTTTAATACTTTTAAAGCCTGAACAGCCTTTTCAAGTCCAGGACGTGCTTTAGATAGAGGTACTGTATATTTTGCATTGGCTTTTTGTATCTTATCTCTCTCTAGAACAACATCTTTTTCTATCTTACGTGCTTGTTCTACGTTTTTAAGTCCAGTATCGATACCGAGTTTCTTTTCTCGATATCCCCTAGTGGATTCATCATTAGCTAATTTGCGAAGATATTCTTTTTCCTGTAGTTCTAGTCTCCTAGCCTTATCATCTCCCCCTAGGGAAGATAATTTAGTAGCTGCAACTAAAGGATTTACATTCTCTCCACCTTCACCATTCTTCATTAATTCAGTGGCCCCTAGTATACGCATCATCAATGGTTGCTCTTTACCACCAGTTCTGGCTAGCAAAGATAAATACTCTTCTGGTACTCCAGCTTGTTTAAAAGCATCTTCCATGCCTCTGCGCTGTCTGTTTTCATGTAATTGTTTGACTAATCCCATAGCTAGAGATTGCAAACCAGGCCCTAGGGCAGGTAATCCCCCGCCTTCGCCTTCTAGTCTCTTGTCATAAAAATTCATTTCATTCTCCTTATAGGAATGCCAGTAAAGGTAATAATTGCATTACAGCATTCATTCCGCCTTGTAAAGCACCCTGCTTAGCTGGCATCATGGTATTTTCAAATTGTGGAGTTAAACCCATTCCTAATAGATTTTGCAAAAATCCTTGCTGTTGCATATTATATTGAGATTTCATAGCTGCTAATTGTTGCTCTAATCCAATTTCAGCACTTCCTAATGCACCTTTTAAAGCAGATGAACCCTTTTCATCGCCCATAGCTGTAAATCTTTCAACGATACTAGGTAGCGTCTTACTTTTAAAATTGCTTCGAGCTAAATCTTCTATAGGTTGAAAATCAAATTCATTACTATTTAATCTATTTCCAGAAGTTTGAAGAATCTGATTTAACATTTGCTGTTGTTGTGGAGAAAATCTCTGTGTCTGTTGAACACTAGGTCCTTTACCCATCATGCCACCTCCACCAAATAAGCCACTAAGTCCACCAAGAGCAGCAGCACCACCAGCCATACCAGGAATTGCTCCAATCCAATTATCTTTATTTCCCCATGGATTAGATTCTATTTGTTTACCTAACCATGATTGATTTTCATTTTTAAATGGCATTATAGACATATCAATCTCCTAAGTTTTTAAATATTCGAATATTACATAAGTTATTGTATACATAGACCTATCAGTACCAAAAGCATTAATAAATATATGCGTAGCATTTGCATATACTGCTATATTATTACCTGCATTTGAAACACAAGGTAAAGCAATATACAAATGATTTACTGGATCAGTTGAAGCTCCATAAATTCTAACTACACTATTTATTTTATCTGCTTCTATTCCATGTGGTACACTTAAAGAACCCTCTGCCGCTGTCGGTAATCTTCCAAAATTAATAACTTTGCGAAATACTGGCCTTTGAGTAGCCGTTTGTGATGTTGACGATGAATATAATGGATTTGAGAAAAACGTTTGTCCTGTAACGAATTCAAGCGTGTTATATATACCACTATCCTTCATGTTGATTGCTAATGACATTTTGTTTAATTCTTCGTACAATCGTACAAATAATTCCTTAACATCATTCGACATACCTTTTTTATCATAAAGATCAGATACGTCCCAAACTTGCGATGTAGGTATAAATAGGCCATTTGTCTCTTGTTGCGCCATTAGATCATACCTCCAATCGACATTCTAGTTGGAGACGCATAAATCATGATTCCATGAAGTTCAAAATCAGCAAATACGGTATTTGCTACTGTCATCTGTTCATCAGTAAAATAAATATGCAATTGTAAAAATTCACCTTCACCTTGCAAGAAAACTGAATGCCATAATCTTTTCTGAGTATCCTCTAAGGGAATATTATTGAATGGTGCAGTTTCTAAAATATTAGTCCCTAATGCTGAATTAGAGTTAATACCTTCTTGCAATAATCCCAAACTTGATGAATTAGTTGTGTAATCTATAGTGATCTCACCTCTATATTCTCCATCTGCTCGTTTTGGAGTTTTTGTTACTAAAAAATCTACTCTAGGGATTAAAGCTGTTCTTCCAGAGTTAATATAAAAATTCCATTCTTTAGATTTAATATCTATCTTAGACACTCTAGATACTGAACCACCACCCTTATACATTCCAGGAACCCAACTACCTATCCAAGCAACTATCTCTATAGTGTCCTTTGTCGGAGTAGTATCAACTCTAAATATTTGATCGCCATTACCTACGATTACAACTCCAGTAGGGTTATAAATCTTTATAAAATCACCAACTAATAAATTATGATCTTTAATTGTCAAAGTTACCGTAGCCGCCGCATAAGTAATTTCTGTTATATCTAGAACTCTAGCATTAGATGTAATAGTAGAATTTACTAAAAATACGTATCCATGCTGATTGCCAGCTATCACACGTTTTTCATTAGCTTCAAGAACATAACTATTCCAACTAAAGTTAGCTTCTACCCATGGCATTGTTAGATCTGCCCATGTTTTGTCTGTGGTTTGCTCGAAGTATCCCCAGCAAGTTATACAGTCATCATTTTCAGCCCATGAATCGTTTTTATAGTTATAAACTAGAATAGTATTAGGATAGTCAGAAGCGGTATGCTTATTATGATTAGGATAAGACCAATAAACCATCTCTGTCTTATAGTCTCTTATTCCATGCACTCTACAAATAGAGTCAGTCAAAGAGTTAAATCCATAGACATAATCTGGAATTTTTTTGTCGATTCGCTCGACATTCGACCCATTGCAAGCGCAAATTCCGTTCACGCCAACAGCTAGAACAACTTTATCAAATGGAACAACTGAATTAGTAGATCTGCTTCCGAGCTCAGTATTAAGTTTCTGCCATATGAAAGGTTTAACATCATTGCCTGTATATGCTATTTCCCAAGTGCTACTCTCAAAGAAAACTATTAATCTATCTTTAACAAACTCTGCACCTATAATTTCTTCTTCTGTAGATGCATCTATATATCCACCACCTCCATAACCAGGTTCATTTTCTTCTAACCATGCCCCAACTCCTAAAGGTGAACCATTCATTGAAAATCTACACCTAGAAGGATAAAAAGTATTATGTGGATTTGGTACTGCAACATCTCTTTCTATAGGAGCAAGTACTAATAATCTATTTTTAAAGTAAAAAAGCATCTTTCCATTAAGAATATAACTACCAGCATTAGGACCAGCAGATAAAAAAACCCATTTATTTATTAAATTTGATGTCCATACAGTTCCATTATAAAACCATATTGGATCATCTGTTGCATCTGATACGCCAGCTTTATTTACTACATAAAAATTAGTTACATAAAGTACAGTGTCATATTTGTATAAACCAGTAGCATTGTATGCCCAGAAAAAATCTTTATTAGTACCATGAAAGTAAGCAGGGAATAGAGGGCCATCTTTCAACCACCTATTACCAGCAAATTTATATATAAACTGGGTATCGAATGCAAAAGCAGGTTCATCGTTTATTGGGCCTTTTTCATATTGAGTTAGACCCATGACAGGATTTGAGGGATAGAAATAACATGGTAAACCAGCGCCTGCTAGATAAGTTATTGAATATGTTCCGTCTACTGTACTGAATGTTGCACTGTCGCCAGGAACTGGAATAACTGGATTATCTGTAGTAAGCATTGCCACACCAGCACCAGCAGTTTTTACAGTAAATATAGTATTACCTATACTAAACTGCGCTCCAGTATGAAATTTTGTAACATCTCCAGGAATAGCATTCAATACAGATGATATAAAACCAACACCAGAGGTATTTCCTAAATTAATAGCCAACTTAGAACGCATATTCTGCATCATAGACGTAGCTGCGCCTGTGCCAGTTAATTCAGTACCAAATCTTTTTTTGACTCTTCCCCTAAAGATGTAGGCATTTCTTAAACGCGCGAAGGCATCATCTGGTAATAACCATGGTTTGGCGTCTAATTCCAGACCTGTTTCGAACGGAGCTATTAGGAATCTATCTGCCATGTTAATTCCCTATAGCTATGAAATTCCAGAAAAAAGGTGCGTCTTTATAAAGAGAATCTCTCCATGCCGTAACATGGGTTGCAACGCATAAATTACCAAAAATATAATCTCTACTATCATAGTGAGGATTATTAGCTGGGTTTATTTCAGGTGCGCCGTGCATACTCAACCATGCAAAAAAAGCTTTATTTGGAAATGGATCAGCAAACATGAAATTCACTTGATCGTCTCCACCAGCAAAACTTCCTTGCCCTAATTTAACTATTATTCCACCTGGTAAAGTAAAGCTATATTCATCTGGTAATATTCCTCCATGAGGAGTAACAACCACATTGGTAAATGATAGAGCAACTTCTGCGCCACTATTCTTAGGGCGATAATACAAAGCAGGATCGCCAGCACCATCATTTTTACAATAAAGCGATACTTGAGTCGCCCCAGTAGCTGGAGCAGCAGCAGCGACGAATTTTAACGCATTTAGACCACCATTAGCAGGTGAGAGCAACAGCCCTAGTTGAGTAAAGTTTTCTTGTAAATCAGCCTGGCTAACAGATATTATGTCATTTGCCTCAGGTTTATTAGCTTGATAAGCCATTATTTATCTCCCGATATTAAACAGACAATGAGAACAAAAACTATGAAGACAATAAGAACCATGATTGCTGTAATCTCCATCAATACCCCTCCCAAGAGTTATTTGTTCCACCACCAAAAGTAGTCATTTCTGTGAAGATCGTAGCGACTCTCTGATTAGCATTCTTTTTGATCTTTCTACGCATCGCCAATCGCTCTAATTCTGAGTACCTAGGCATTATTACTTGTAATGAATCTGGATCTGTTCTTCTCTCGAAAATCTTTTTAGCTGCACCATAGGCTATGAATTCAGACCATTGGGATAATTCTGGAAGATCATCGTTAACATCTAATAGTTCAGATGGACGCATGTAAACTTCCATATTTATTGCATAACTCTGATCTGGTATTGGACGAACGATAAATTCATCTGCAAACCAGCAAATGGCTACAGGTTGAGAAGGTATGTAAGGGTTTGATTGGCAGGTTATATTTGCGTCTACTGCTGGAACAAAGTTCCAAGTAATATTATAAACTCCAGTAACATAATCAATGTTGCTACCAGCGCAATCCCCAAGAAGTGTTCCATTGCCATCGTCATAAGCTTTCATGGTATCGCCGTTAATATCTTGAGTATTAAACAGCACACTTTTTCTAACTACTGGCACTTGTTGTAATGTACCATTAGTAATATTGTTTATACCATCACCAGTGCCTACTGATATTAAATAGTTAGTTTGATTAAATATTCCAAATAACTGCTCTCTGCTCTCTGTAAAAAAAGCTTTCTTCCCAGCTATGTAAATTGGGCTGTGAACAGAGGTATATTTATTCTTAAAATTATATAATGGATTATTAACATCTACAGTATTCGTAGTATAAACATCTATGTATTTGTCTGTATAAAATGTAAAAGTCTTCTTGAGAGAAAAAGTCTGTATTAATTCTGGAAAATCATACAACAAAAACTGATTAACAAGTTTTATAATTTGTGCTTCGCTTAACTGCGTCTCAGAGGGAGTTCTTGTTAATTGTCTTACTATCTCTATAATGCTGCTTAAATTTGAATAACCATCATCTGGCGTTAAAGGCATTTCTTTCTCCTATTTTTTTACAGCACATTCCTTTCTGCTGCTGTTAACATATTTGAGTTCTCTCCTACAGGTACTACCATTGCGCACGTGTTATAATGTCTAGAAACTCCGCCTGGAACATGGAATTCATCTGCTGGAACAGCAAAAGGATCAAAACTAGTTGCATTTACATTTACTGTGAATGTTGTAGGGCCTGTTACTGTAATCTCTCCAGAAAAACCATCTATCTGCTCCATGCCACAAATTTGCGGTATATAAAGTCTTACTACTGTCCCAGTTAAATACTCATGATTAAGAGTTGTAGTTATTTGTGCTGGATTTGCATTCGTAATAGCACTAATTAATTTAGAAGCAGGTTTGAATTTTGGATTTGGATCACAATAACAGGTCGACATGTTATAACCCTACGTTTTCAGCGATTTGAATCTTAGAGTTATCTGGTGTCAGTTCCTCTAAATCCATAAATTCTAGGGATTCAAAAGAACATCTCCTGATCTTGCGACCAACCCTAGCGACGACTTTTCCACTTTCGTCCATGACGTTTTCATTCTCTGGATACCAAACATCTTGTGTAAGGTGCTTAGCTACTCCTAGGGGAAGTGTATAAACTTCTCCATCTACGAGTTCATATCTCTGTAGAGGTTCTTTTTCATATTTTTTGTAAACAAACATTAATCTTCCGCCTGGAACTTCGTGGAATCTGAAAACACCTTTTACGGGTTTTTTATCACGTTCTCTTTGCTGTTGTAATGTTAGTTTTCCCTTAACAAATACAGGTGATTGTTCGGTTTCGACTAATCCTGTATTGATACCTTTTACGGGTTTTAATTTCTCAGCCATTTTCTCTCCTACTATCTTTTATGTAGGGTGGGAAGTTACGCCCACCCATCAACTTAATTCTTATAAGTTCTCTGATTTACCAGCTACCCAGTAAATAACGTCAGCAGTAATACCAGCAGGGCAGTAATTGACACCACCAGCGGTATTAGCACCAAGCAACATACCGATATAACCTTGGTTGACTGTTGCATCAGCAAGGTAATCTACGTTAGCTGCCAAAGCTGTATTCATATCAATTCCGAATGGAATGATTTGAGGGAATGACATACCTGGCCCGACATCTGCTGTTAGTGCAAATGCAAAGGCTGTCATAGCGGTTGTATCTACGTTAATTGTGAAGTTATACGCATCTACAACAGTTGCGACGATAGCGTTAGTTCTATCTAGTTCGATCATTCCGAAGGCCAGAGCTGTTATCTCAGGAATACTAAATCTCACTTCTTGCCCTACGGTCAGACCATGAGCGACAGTAGTTGTAACTTGAGCATTAGCAGCTTGAGTAATAGCTGAAATTGTTCTGTTACGAGGATAATAAAGTGGATTGTAATAAACCTTACGATATGCAGAAGGCGCACCAGCACCAGCAAGAACAATGGGAGACATACCAGGTAATCTAAAAGTACCAGCACCAATATTAAGAGTGTCGATTGAGAAATCAACTCCACCTAACTGTTGGCCTCCAGTAATATTATAAAGACGAACTATGTTTCCATTTGTGAGGGTTGCCACGTTAGCAGCAGTTACTACAGGGGGTACACCACCAGCGGCAATACCGTTAACCTGTACAGATGCTCCAAGTGTTTGAGCAGAAGAATCTAAACGAGTAAATCCTTCTGAATAAACTCCCAGACCACGTTGAGTAGCGCAAGAAGATGTTACTAATGCACCACCTATATATGCACTGAATAAACCATCTCTAGCAGCCATACCTCTGAACCATGTATGTTCGATTGCAGTTGTAGCAGCGACACCAGCAGCCATAGTTGTATAGTTATAAGTCTTCATCCAGTCGACATCAGATCGAAGTTGAAGAACTTTGTCTACGCCAGTTGCCCCAACAAAAGAACCACTTTGAATAATTGTAGCCATTTTCTTACCTTTCTATCGATTAAGAGTGAGTTGCGCGTAAAGAAATGAGCCAAAGATCGTTTGTGATTCTTGGAACTTCTGCGAATTTATAGCCAACTGTACAATTCATCGCTAAAGGTCCTGAATAAATTGGCGGTCTGTAAATAAATTGTGCAGAATAGTTATCTTGCTTGATACAAGAATAAGCTTCCATACCTACGCAAAAGATGTTGTAGACCTTGTTTCCCTGATTGGACCCATTTTGATTAACGCTACCCAAGGACGAAACCATGAATCTCATATTATTCAAAGTTCCCCATTCGCTTGGCATTACGTTTTGTTGACTTGGATATGCGGAATTGTGGATAAAGTTTGGCAAGTTCGCTAAGTCATCTGTCAAATCTGTATGACACATTGCTAGAAAAGTATTTCTAACAGGTGCAGTACCGATCTTCATTTCTCCAGGCATATTATCGAGAATTGTTCTCGCATCATTTCCTAGAAGCGTTGTGGTAACGAGGTTAATCGAAGCTTCAGTGACGTCACTTGGATTATCGCCGTTTCCTCCGCCTGAGCAATTTATGAAACTCGCTGTGGAAGCCAACATATCGCGTGTCAGTTCGTCTTCGGTCTGCCTGAGAGCATGTCCTAGACGTATGACGGCTTGATTTAATACTGGATCCTGTGCTTGCAGAGTTACTTGCTCATTTATCTCGATGTATTGGCCATAGAATGACATACGTGCATCGATATCTACGGCTGTGAGCTGTGTTGCTGGGGGCGTTATTCCTGTATTACCAAGAGGTACTTTACTCGATGGTAGTCGGTTATAACGTCTCATCCTGATATTAGGCCCACCATGTGCTGGAAATGGCACTAACATTGCAGGAATTTTGTGAATCATATTTTGATAAGGCACACTTAACAGCTTATTTGCAAACGTGTGTTGCCATTTCTATTACTTCAGAGTAGCTATTAAACTCTTACTGACCTCTATCACAATCGAGGCGGGGAGACCTCTTCGGATCTCCCTCTCTTAGTTTCCTAGGAGGTTAGACTATCACTTATGCTCTCGCATTTCGGAGGGTTAGTCGTTGCGGCTGCCTTTTTACCATTGAACTCTCGCATCTTTTGATATGAGTCTTCTCGGTAAATTAACTCTTCCTTACTTAAACCAAAATATCTTGTACCTCTATTTCTATGATATTCAGCAGATTTGCAATAGTTTAATAAAAACTTTGCTCTATCTTTCTTAACTCTTAAAAATGGAATTACTTCTTCCAAAAAAGGTACAATCTTATTTCTATCTCTAATACCCCATTGATATATAGGTTTAGAGTTTGGTCTATTGGGTCGAGTGCCATTGAGTGATATAGTTCCAAAATTCATTTCATTAAAAATAAAATTAATCGCTTCAGGTTCAATCATGCAGATTTTTACACTAGCCATATATGTCCATGACCAACTATCTACCTTATGTGGATAGTCTTTTCGTTGCGTCTTTCTCTTATGTCTAGTTATCATAAAACATCCGTCTGCATCCATTATTCCTGCTATATACGCCCAATGCGCTTGCCTCTGGTTATCTTGCATAAATATATCCCATCTGGTTAAGTTTGTTGTACTTAACGCAGTGTAGCATGGGTTATAATTTATGTTTAGACTTTCCAAGTTATTTACTCCAAATTTTATTCCGGCTCAACTTTTATCATTAACCGGAGCTGGTAATGTACTTGTAGTTGTAATCATTAGAATTCCTTAAACAATAAGTTCGAGCTTTCGCCCAAATACGTTACGGTTTAAGCCAGACGATGAGACATGAACGAGTCTCAGCTTAGAATACGTCCTAGGCTAGCGAGGCCTTAATTACGCTAAGAAGTGGGTAGGTGAGTCCCATACACCTGATTGAGAATAGAATTTGCGCTAATTCGCATCTCAGAAAGATATTAATAGTTTTTAAATAGGCGGAGCAAATTTGAAGACATAAAAAAACCCTACAGGGATTAGCTGTAGGGCAAAAAGGAGAAAGCCTAGGTCATTTAGGAGGCCTAGTAGTAATGAATTTATCTACTTTGTGCGCATCTTAACGTTTCTTCGTGTATTTTCTGTCGTGCTTCGTCTGTTAAAGCTCCTCCAGAGAATTCATTTGCTCTAGAAAGAGGTGTTGCGCCTTGCTGGGGTGAAATACTTGCAGATGGTCTTGGTTTATTCGAATTTCTTTGTGCCATTTCTTTATCGGGTAAGTAATTGTCTTCTGTATATATACCATATTTTTTTATTTGGTTATAGGCAGTTTTTGCTTTGGCATATAAGTTGGGACTATTTTGAATAACTTCATACATTTCTGGATCTAATTCAGCAAGGATATTCATATTTTCTTTAGTAACTACCTTGTCAAAATCAGGGTTTCCAGCTTTAAGTTTAGTCTCTATACTCATATTTTTAGACTGAATTAATGCTTCCTTTGCCTCTCTTAACTCTCGTCTAATATTCTTAAATTCTTGAGCAACTTTTCCGAAATGTTTACCTTCAACAAGTTCATCATCCCTAACCCCTAAATCAAAATCTTCATCAGGAGACTCAACTTTTTGTTCATTTTGCCTAGGCATAGATCTTCTGAGTTCATCATTCTCACGTTCTAGACGTTCTGCTCTTTCTCGTAAGATACGAAGATTACGCTCTTTTGAAGATTCAACTGGGGCGGTCTGTGGCTCTACAGCAGCCGCCCTAGGCGTCTCAGCATTTTCAGAAAAAGACTCAGATTCTTGTACCTGACTTGTTTCTTGAACTTGTTCTTGAGTTACTGAGGCATTTTGGGGTTGAGCCTCTAAAACATTTTCTAATTCTTTGTCATTCATGATTCAAACTCTCCGTTCAACTTTTTACATTTATTCAATAGAGTCCCGTCAGCGAACTGTTGTATAAAAGACAACAATTCATACTCTGCTGGATCTACCTTGTCCTTATTAGTCATATATACTTTGCAAGTCTCTCTAGAAGGGATTACCCATAAGAACTCAAGGCGGTCTTCACCTCTGTGATATTTCCAAACAGTGTTATCGTAATTAGGCGTAGGACATGATTTCCTACCTATGAAATAATTACGTATTACATTAGCTAGGATCACTTCTCGTTTGGTTTCGATAACCACATAGAAATCTTCTGGGAATACTTTCTTATTAGCGTCTACACATTCAATGAGATTTTTTATCCAGTCTTTCTGCATCTCTTGTTGCATTTCAACTACATCAACCTCTTCTGGGTTTTTTTGCATTAGATCTAGATAATGTTCTCCAGCAGTTTTTCGTTTCTCCTGCTTGAACGTAGACTCGTCAGGAATGTATAAATGATTTACCTCATTACTCTCTTCTACTACCATCTCTTCTCTCAAAAAATTTGCGGGGGTTCTTCACTCCCCCAAGTACCACTCTCTCAACTTCGTGTATATTAAATATATAATCGCCGCCATCTATCCCTTTTTCTTCTTCTTTTTCTTAGACAATCCAGCTTCTGAAAGCGCGATTGCTAACATTTGTTTTTCATTAGTTACTATTGGGCCTTGTTTACTTCCACTGTGAAGTTTTCCCGATTTGCCATCGTGCATAACCTTTTCTACTTTTTTGTTACCACGAAGTCTTTTTCTAGTTTTTGCCATTTATTTCCTAAAAAGAGGCCTCCATAGGCCCCCAATTCAATGAGTTCTAGCCTAACTTGTATAGCCCTTATGTCTCATTACTGAGTCTCTCAAGAGCCTATTATCCAGATCTTTCATTATCTTAGACTCCTTGGATTTGATGTTGGCTGGTTTGCCAAGTATCTTCCAAGCAATCTTTTTAGCTTTACCGTTTACCCTAGGCATTGCAGGCATAATTACGCCTTTCTAGGTTTAATACCTTTCCCAAACTCAGAACCGTCATGCTCCATTTGCTTATTAATAGCGGTTAAAGTATCGGAAATGTCTGCATACATGTGACCTACACCAACATTAGAGTAGTTTTTCATAACTACATTCTGTGGAAGACAAGCCTGTGCTGACTCGTCGTTATGAATCATTCCACCATCTGACGCATTGGCTGAATTGCCTTCGGAACTGTAATATCGCTTTGCCATGATTGGCCTTTCGTAAAAACTGAGTCCGTGAGGATTAGTCACGACCTCAAGGTTAATGACCTCTATTTACTACACTTAGAGGGTTTCTTTTTCTTTAATGCTTTTATCATTGCTTTATCATGTCTTTTCTCTTCTTTCTCGTATTTCTTTGGAAGTTTCATAAAAATCCTTATTTTTTTAATGCGTCTTCAAATTCATCAAATAACGTTCTACCATTCGACATAACAACAAAAATTCTCTGTGAAGTATCCGAAGAGGAACTATCTGTAGTTACTGTCATATCGGACATTTCTGTTGTTCTATATGTTTCTCCGAAAGTACACTTATACCCTTGCGAGTAGATGTACTCAATTAGATGAGCAATATTCAAAGTGAACTGCTCCTGTCTAGGCAGGAGGGGAACTTCGTAAAGAAGTTCCCCTCCTGAACAAGACAGATTGGAAAGGATTAGTATATGAATGCTAAGATAAATTAACCTTAGGAACATTACTTAGCCCCTTGAGGTTTTGAAGGTTTCTTTTTCTCTGGTACTTTTACACTTCTTACTTTGCTAGTAAGAGAGTCGGGAGAGAGTTTCGTAGACTTTGTACCTGTAGTTTCTGCTTGTGTATCTCGTTCTGATTCTTTAATAGTATTCATAATGAGAACTAAACGTTCTAACTGTGCTAAATCAATACTCTCTAACTCTTTCATGGCCTTAACTTTATTCAATGCGGCCAGTTCTTCCTCTTTAACAGATTCAGCAAGTTGTTTTTTGGCCATCATTCTATTTTCTTGGATTCTAGATACACGCTCCATACCTAAACCAGTATCGGCAGCGGCTCTAGCATGTGATAGTTCTGCTCTGGCTTGTAACTCCTGCATTTGAACATTAAGTTGCATCTCTTGTTGTTTCTGTTGTTGTTCAGATGCACGTTGCATACTCTCGAGAACTTTAGATTTATTTTGTAAGGTAATAGCTTCAATGAAAACATCGTCTGGTAGGTTGATTCCAGCTTCTTTCAAATAAAGCATTTGCGCTAACTGCATTTGACGTTGGCTTGAACTGTTAATACCATCTTCCACGACTGCATCGTAAATCCCGAAGGCTTTATTATAAAATTGTGGAGTAGGTTCTTCTTCTATGATTCTTTTTATTTTGCCTGGGGTGAAATTTGACTGAATGATGTTAATCATTAATCTACCCAAAAGCTTTTGCGCTCTGTCTAGATTATCGAATATACCCTGTAACCCCATGACTCCAGCACGTTGACGAATCATCGCTAAGATACCAGCCTTATCATCAACCGCAGTACCTAGATTTTCGTCTGACACGCCAACGATTTCTTGCATCTCCTTACCTAGCAACTCAGAAAGTTGAATAGTTGTAGGTGCTATAGCTCCAGGAATAATTTGTTCGACATCAGACATACTAGCAGTAGCTTTAAGAGCAAGACCCTTACCCTGTCCAACTTGATTATAGACATCATCTGGATCTACTAGGGCATCTTCTTTATATTTCCAACCAGAGTTAATCTGACTTTCTAAAATATCTAATTCTATAGCTTTACGACGATTGTAAAGGAACTGTGAATCTCGTAATCCACGCACTAACCCTTGTAATCTCCAATTAAATTCAGGCATTTGTGGAGCGTAGTACGTAAACACTGGAATGAATGGGTATTGGTCTATGCCCAAGGGGTTCGGCCCGTTGTAGTACGTCTTTCCCTGAACAGATATAGCCAACTTGGTGGTTGGGACGTCGCTTTCAATAAGTGTGATTTGTGGATACATGGCTAGGAATTGTTTTAAACCATCCTCATTGTCATGTTTCCACTCTAGAGTTTCCCCTGTCTGACTATCAACTAATAATTTTTGTGTTCGATAAGCTTTATAATAATACTCATCGTAGATAACTAGATCATTTCTCTGACCGATATTGTAATTTTCTGGCATGAATAAGAACTTACCATCTTTGTTATCCCATACTGGCAATTCTCTAATATCATCTGCATGATCTGGTAATAACGAAGCACATTCTTGTCTGGTTACAAATGATCTTTTCCAAAGTGCGTTACAATCGGATAGGTCGGACTTGCGAAAGAACGGATCTATTAGAAACCCGTTGTAGCTGCAATTATCGATCTTTATGTTTCCATTAATAGGATCTGATCGATAGTCTACCCATACCTGTAAAAGATTCATACCTGTTACAAGTGAACCTTCAAATGCCTCTGAAATTGTTTCTAAAACATCTTCCTGCTGATTAATCCACATTAAAACTTTTGTGAATTGGTCAGCAGTTTTCATATCCCCATTTTCTCTAGGGGTTACGATGGTGGACTTTCTATTTGTTCTCTGATGCCCAGAAATCATGTTCTTTAGGCGTCGTATACGATTAAAATTAAACTGCCTGCGACGATTTGCAGGAAGACTACCATAATAGTCATTCCATAAAGTTGCATCGCCTGCCTCAAATCTGGTGTCAGTCTGCGCTTCGGCCCAAAAAGCCATGTTTACTTGAATAGCATCAGAATAGAAAGATTCCATACGGGAGCGAATGTCTCTGGATTGCTCATCAAGATACATCTCCCCTAGTTCTGGGAATAATGGCATATCCTCACCCTTTTTTTTACTATCTCAATTCTCTTTTACTCATGCGTCCTTTACGCGCATAAGCAATCACCTTGTAGGTGCTTCATCTCTCTACTCTGATGAGATTGTAGTAAATGGTTGTGAGGCGTAGCAAATTTTGAACATGAAAAAACCCCCATGCTGTATATCATTTCAAGCATGGGGGCATTAACGAATCGGATAGACCGAAACGGTTTTAGGTCTAAGTAAGTTTAAGCGTCTTCTGAATCAACATGTAACCAGGTTAATACTTGTGTTCTCTGTCGTTCAACCTCTAAGGATAGTTCAACGATTTGTAAAATTAAATTAGTGTCAACTCCTGGGACTGTCAATTCTGCTTTTAAAATTCTATGTAATTCATCTAATCTATCTAATGTATTCTCTAAACTTTTATTGGTGTCCACTGCGGTACTCCGTTAGTTGTTGAGGTTAAAACCCACGCCTCACCTTTACACATACGTAAACTGCCTACGGGAAACGATTCTACACCCTTCCTGTCATAAGAGGTGCTACCATAGCTTTGGGGAGGTGCTACCATAGCTTTGGGGAGGTGCTACCACAGCTTTTTTTTAAAATGGCGCTACAACAACATTTTTTCATTTTCAAAGCTAACGGTAACGGTAACGGTAGAGTACGTTACTTACCGTAACGTCTGTTACCTTAGGTCTCGCCATCTCCATTTTTGGATGGAGACGCTCGCCCACAAAAAACCAAAAAGGGGGAAACCCTCTCTTTTTTTGGATACCATTATTAGATCTTGTAAATATATGGCTTCTACTATCTGCTGCACACCATTTTGTATAATATCCATTGAGCTACTCCTGTTAAAAAAATTAAACATGTTTCTCCCTGCTATATAACTAGACTTACATAACGTACAAAAAATATGACCACTATGTAAATCCATTTACATAACTAGTCTTTAAAGTCTCGCGCTTTAAGTTTAAACATCACAGGATTGGCATTCATGGTGTTGAATCTTACGAGTGGTTCTGATCTAGCGATGACACCTTCCATCTCGTAGGACATTCTATTATACCTACCAATTGGTTTGCTTTTAACAAATTCGATAATTTCATTGACTGTAAGCATCCCAAAATCATGAGGAGAAAGCAAATTTAGCCGTATAGCAAAATTATCTACCTCTTCTCGAGTACTCCATCGACCATTTACGTAAACATCGAACAAAATAAACGATTCCGTAGGGGAATATCTACCACCAGACTGGATTTTGCCTCCAAAACCCTCACCAAACATGATGATTGGAGTTTTAACCCAGGTAAATAATCCAGAATTACTTAAATTTCTAGCTATATCTAACATTGAAATGAAATTTAATAGATACGGAGGTATCGAGGCTTGATCTGTCCTACCTTTTACCTCAACTTTTCCATCTTGTGAGATATAAATACGAATATTCATACCATCTATCTTCTCTTGTACTCGCCATTTCTTATGTGAGGCGAATTCAGGACAGGCATAATCGCCTTCTATGATATTATGACCATCGTCTCTCTTCCATAGAGTATTAATCTTTGGATACTCCATGCTACTTTCCTTTCCTAACTACTTTACCATTCCAGTGCGGCTTTTTTATACTAACAATTCTCCAATAATCTTCATCCGAGTAATCCCAAAAGACATGGCTATAATCACCAGCTTCAGGGGATACATTATATTCACTATGCCAATTCACAGAACCAATAAGTCCCATATTCTCATAATCTAAAAAAGGTTTACCTAAAATCGGATAATAAATATTTTTTCTGTTCTTTTCTGCTCTAATTTTTTGTTTTAAAAGTCTATCTCTTTCAATTCTAGCTTCAAGTATCCTTTTTTCATATTTATCCCACTGCTTTTGTAAGTAACTTTTTTTCTTTTTCCGTGAATAACGCTTCATTTTATCCCATAAAAAAAGAGGGTTAGTAGTCCCTAACCCCCCGTAGTAAATGAATAATACCTGCGAAAGTATTATCAATAAAATATCAATCTGCTGTCAATATCATACATGGGAACCACTGCCACTTTCCCATATTTATTATTTCTAAATCGAATTCCATAATAACCAACTTTCTTACTATCGAGATAATCAGAAGTTCCTGTAGCGTTCGAGTGCATCCAAAACCCATAAGCTTTTTTAGCTGCCACTTCGTCCTTTTAAAGATTTAGGGTTTGGTGTTACACAATTTAGGGTTTCGTGTTACACCTTGCTTAAAAAAACATCGAGAAATAAAGCCTTCTTTACATGGTACAATATTTTTGGCGAAATGGAAATGAAAGTGAGTGATTTGATCAATCCACAAAGTAGTATTGACCAAAAAGAAGAGGACAGAGAAAGTATTTTTCAGGCATTACGCTTAATTGCTGGCAATTCAAAATCTGCGGAAATCAATGCGCGAACACTTGGAAATAAATTAAAGTCTTACAAAGACAGGCGGGAACTTGGCTATGTATTGACAATTGCTCGTAAGAATCAAGCTTCTGTTTGGTGGAAGGTAGTAAAAACTTCAAAAATTTCTGAATAAAATTGCAATGTAGTGGGTTGGTCTATGTGTTTTGACCAACCCCCCTGTTAGTGTATCCAATATAGCGCCTCAATCTGGGCTTACGATAAAATTGATTTTATACGCATTGGTCACATTGGTCTATTCCTATAACACTTACGTAAATATGTCACATTGAGTATTTTGTATCTTCTGCCATTTTTTCCGCGTTAGATATAAAAGAGACCAAGGCGACCAACCCCTGATGATTCCTTTGAATTTAAATTCATCCAAGTCCTCTTTCCATTCTCTCCATGCTTCGGATTCAAAAAATTTCATTTAACCCCTAAGAATTCTAGTAATAATGGTTTGCAATCATTACACACATGAAAAGTAGCAGAATAATAAATAAAGTATGAGCAAATTTCCTCTGGCCTAGGAGGAGCTTTATCAAAATCTATCCTATAAGGTCTAATAGTAGTTTTAGGCCATAAAGTATCTTGATCTTTTGGCAGTTCGCTTTTTATCTCTTTCTGGCAATGATCGCATTTATAAATTTGGCTCATTATTCCACCGTATTTTTTGACTTATACCCACAGTAAGGACAATAGTTAATTTCATCCTCATACTCTTCCATATAAAAAAACAAGTGGCCTAAATACTCATAGCAACATCCACACTCATGGGTTACTAAAGCTTTATCAAACCCATCTCTAAATCTAACTGGATTCCAACTATCATCTCTATAGATAATTTCTTCCCTAGGGTCTTCTAACTTGCTTATATCTTTTGAGTAGGTGTAAAGCCTGTTCATCTATCTAACACATTCATTAAAGGCATAGACGCCCCGAAGTATGTTGGTAGTTTGCCATCCCATTTCTCTATTTTCTTTAACTGTATAATCTCGGGAGAGGTACAATTCTTTTTAATATTCAAGGCGTAGGCTTCTGCATCTGCACGCATTTTAGTTTGTAATGCTTGCTCTCTGACTTGCTCTGTGAGGTTGTGAGCTGTCTTTGAGGTTTGCTCTGCTATCTGCTTCTCCTCAACTGCATGAATAAACTGAGGGGTAAAGTCTAGATGTACAAAGTTAAAATCTACAAGGAGAATAAAGATAGGGTCTAGACGTTCTTTCAACTCTTTGAATACTTCATCTTTTGCCTCGTTTCTTATCCTGATGAGATCTTCTGCTGTAAATCGAGCAACAATGGCTTTAATACTTTCCTGGCTATAAGGATCAAGAATAATGTTCTCAAAATCCGTACCAACTGCACGATAAATCTTAATGGCATCAGTTATCCTATAGTTGATAGCCACCTCAGCAGAGACGGATTGCAAGTCCTTAGATAGAGCTGTAGTCGTTATTAACTTCTTGCAAATCCTATTGTTGATGTAAATGACATTGTCCCAGAATGGAATCTTAAAATACATTCCTGATTCTGTGTGTGATCGTACTATCTTACCCATTCTCATGTGCAGTGCTGTATATCCTGGCTGTATCACGTAATATGATTTAAAGCCTAAAATAACAAATACAATACAAAAAATTATAAAGAAAACCATCTTCTTAAGCGGGCCAAAAGCCTCTTTAACATTGTCGAAATCTTCCATTGCTCTCCTATATGTTTAAATTAATACCTATTATCATCCCTAAAGAAGTCAGGTAAGTTTGATTTATTACCAGACAAAGCTTTTTGGTATCTCTGTTTTAATTCATCTGCACTTAATCCGTCACGAGTCTTGCTTAAAGATAAAACCATGTACCTAGCGGCATCTGCACCGTGACTAAAATTATTGTGTAAAGGTTTATCGTGATAAATCTTAAGTTTTACATCGTATTCCCTCCTGTAATTCTCCAAACACTTGAGTAGATCGGCGCATCGCTCTTCATCTATCCACATACGACTAAATGCGCTCCTAACTGCTTCGATTCCGTCCTCGAGAGTTAGGTTAGGTAAAACACTTTTCATTCGTCCTAGGTCATCCTTACGCGTCTCAAAGATAAGTCCTAGTTCCCTTGCCTTCTCTATTCTGGTCATACCTGTACCAAATTCATGGACAGCCACGTCGTGCGGAGCGAAATGTTTATTATGTACGTATCCAAGATCTCTTTCTTTCTCTCGTATTATTTTTATGTAATGTTCTAACCCTTGTAGTTGATTACTGTAATAGTCTATCACACGAACGCATAAACCTTGAACCTGAAACCATACTATGCAGCAGGCGTCATTATAACCCAAATCCCATGCGGTATTAACTCCTATGCCCGACTCGTACGGCACTTTCGTAATCCTACCCTCCAAACGCATCTTGTCTAGGTACTTAGTGTAAAAAGCTCCTTCCTGACCTAACCATGAGCAATAATACTCTTGGTCTATCAAATCATCTGACATTATACCCTCAGCTCGTTCTCTAGCGATTTCGTGCATAGGTATATGCTGGGTCTCCTCAACTGTCATCTTATAACTGAACCATAATGGATTTTTCTGTGCTATGTTCCACAGCTCCCAGAAGTGGTTTTTGCCACGTGGGGTGCTGATAAAGATCATTGTACCCTTGTTTGCAACAGTTATAGGACGCATATAGTGATAGGCTCGTGGGTCTTGAAGCGCGTACTCTGAATATATAATCAGGGAGGCGTTTGTACCTACCAGGGCATCTATATTGTCGCTCCCACAGAGCTGTAACAAGCTATCGTTAGTAAAACGTATCTTCATGTCTGAGGAGTTAATACTCGCTACTAACTCAGAGGGGACAAAATCTAAAAACCTAGTCCCATCATTCATCATCGAATCCCAAATTACTCGACGGGCCATGGCAAAAGTGGGCAATATGTAATAGCAAATAATTTGCTTCTCCAGACATGCTCTTATTGCCAAATTGAAACAACAAACATCTTTGCCTGCTCTTCGTGGCAATAACGCCATTATTCTCTTGTACTTCTTATTGAAATATGCGTCCAATAAGGGTAGTTGATAAGGTCTGGGTTTAAATTTGTCCAGACTTATCTTGTTCTCTTCCTTCATTATTACTCTCGATTCTCCACTTGCCGACAAATAGTCGACAAGTTACTTATTCAAGTTTTGGGTCTCTCCCTACCCAATGAATAAAATTAGTTAAACAGTCATTACATAAACGCCATTCATTTTAGGAAACTCGTAAACATCTTCTAGATATAAAACATTAGAGTGATACTCGAATATATTCTCACACTTATTGCACTTAAAAGAGTTAAGTCTAATTGAACTATACCAACCCATAGCCTTTTCCAACTTGCCTAATCTCTCCTCCATAGACATAAAAAGGTCTAGTCTTCGCATAATCTCATCTAGGTCATAACTATTAGGCCCAATGTATATCTTTTCACTTCGTGGGTGATGTGGGCCAACGTACACGCCATCATCGTCCTTATCACTTAGGGGCATTACGTTTTTCCTCTAACTTTAAACAATATTCTGTACAGGAGGGCAAAGCCTGTAAATAACAAGCATGACAACTATAATATTTGCACATCTTTTCATGATCGTCAGAGACTGATTTTATCTCTTTACTGCTAGGGCCTTTAATACTTATCTCCCAGCAGAATCGCTTTTCAGTTGGCATTAAACAAAACTCACAGAGTACTTTATTTTTACTCTCTTCTCGTTTGTTCTTCATCGAAGCCCGTATTTTATCTTTAGCTTTAGGAGTCATCTATAGCTCCTCAATGTTAACGATGTTATCTTGAAGGACTTTCTTAATAATATCGTTGGTACATTCAGGGCAGATAAAACATTCAATGAGAGTATTAGAATTAATAATAGAATTCTTAGGAGAGGGAATAACAATCATCTTGAAATAGTTATCACAATCTGGGTGGCCCCAAGTAGATTTTTCTGTACTTGGTATCTCTATACCACATAAAGCACAATGAAAATGGGGTTTGATAGCTATAGAACTATCTACACCCATAACAGTAATCTTGTCGGGTATGCCTTCTTGCAAAACCTGGTCTTTCTGAAAGTTCTGTGATTGCTTCAATCTCATTTTCTCATATCTTTGCTTGCAATCTTCCTTGTAGGCTGCACCTGCTTCAACTGGGTCAAGCTTCAACCCGTTTATAATCTTATCGCAAACAGTGTCTCTTACGCCTGTAGTGCCATGAACTACTTGACTAATATGACTAGGAGAAGTACCACAGAGTTTTGCCACTGTAGTAAATTTTGTTATACCCAACTCTGCCATTTTCTTTAAAATTAGTTCTCTAAATTCCATATCTTTCCTTTCCAATCCTAAGTTATCGCTCTTGCATTTCAGCAAACAATCCAGTGCGCCAGCAATGATCGCAGCACCAGAAATCACGTATTTCATGGTCTGTGTTTGGTTCCAACTCGACAAGGTAATGACCGTCTGAGACTTCGAAGAACGTTCTGCAAGCATCGCAACGCCTTTTATCGCAATTCTTTTGGGTTTTGGGTCTCGTGAACTTTCTTAGCATTACTTCCCTCAATTAAGTCATCTACTAAAGAAATACTTACACAGGTCTCACAGAAGTGTTTAACATTCTTGTCTTGCTTGACTGTTAGCATGTTCTTTTCAATGACAATGCCGCAAGCATCACAGTTATAAGTTATCGTTTTCATTTCTTTTATTCCTCTACATCTACCGTATAAATTATTAATGCTCCATGCCATATATTTGATTCATCTACAGAAGTTGAATATTTAATATCTATCAAGTGTTCGCAGTCAATACCTTCTTCCTCTAAGAAATCATTAATTTCTCCAGAAAGTGTTTGATATTTATAACTACAAAAACACTGTACTAAAGGTTCTCTGTTAACATTTTTCATTTCTAACCCTCTACGATTCTTTAAAATACAAAGTCTTATTACCAACCGAACGAAACTTGTCTATATAGGCCCAACGTTTGATAGTCATTGGCATAGTGGTATAGTCTAAATACCAATTACCATCACCCCTACAATGAACGATAAATAATTCGCCTGTTGGGGCTTCGCCTAGTACTCTTTTGCCAACCTCCGCAAATCTTTGGTCATTCCATTCAAAAAATACCTCTCCTTTCATTTCGCATCGTCGTTTCTCACATAATTCACAATTACAGCCCTCTACAGGTTCATAAAGGGCTAACACTTTTTGCTCTGTTACCTTTTTGCATTGATGACATACCCAAGTTATGCCAGCATTACAATACATACACATTTGTTAGCTTCCTTGTCTTCTTGACTTCGCAAAAACATTTCATACAAAGATTTATATCTACATGCTTAAATTTCCTAGGCGGAGAAAATAAACTAAATTCTGGCTTCAAGGGTACAATATCATCATCATTTACATATTGCCTTACTCTGTACCCATTACCATTGTGTTTATTTCCACAAAGTTCGCAGAGTTTATAAGTCTTCTTTATCATTTACTACCTCATCTGGTGGGTTGTAGATAAATTTGGTTTCATAATCTGGCTTATCGAAAGTCCATGCAAAATCATTCATACCTTGCACCCAACCCGTTGCACCCTCAGGGGGTATTATCTCGTTGTTATCTTTGTCATATATTTTGACCGCAGGGGTTTTAGATATCGTCATCTTTTCCATTAGTGTCCTTAGGTAACTCTTTAACTATTTCTGTCTCTGGAATAGGAGGCATAAATATGTATTTGGTTCTATTATCTCTCTCATGCTCCTGCTCTGCCTGTATTCTCAACAAGGCCCGTTCTAGTTCCATCTCCCTAATAGCTTGGTCATAAATAGGCAGAGTATATTTAACTATCCCCTCTGATAGTTCCCGTTTGATTACACCTAGCTCTCGTCTATCTCCTATAGCCTGCATAGATATTTCATAAGCAGCATTAAAAGAAGGCGAACGTTTACGTATATCCTTAACAACGCTCCAAGTTAAACCCCTATCATTAAAGAACAGGGTAATTTTAAGAGCTTCTGGGTCATTTAAGGCCCATTTAACTAACTTCTCAGCTAGTAAAGCTATCTCTTTTTCAGTTAAGTAAATTTTCTGTTGGTGAATAGGGTTATAATAGATATAGCCCCCGTCTTGAATTGCGACGCCTTCGGACTTAGACGTATTGTTAATGATTTCTGAATCGAGTTCATCCTGGTTTTTGCCATCTTTGTTTTTCTTAGCACGCTCTGCTTGCACGTATTTGACTGCTGGAGAAATTACGGCATTCTTGGTCTCCAGATTATATTTATGTTTACCACCCACCTTTTATCTCCCATTATTCTAAAATCTCCCATACTGCGAGAATGGTCTGAGCTGTTTGTTTAGAATCGGCCCAAACTTTTCTAGCATGTACATCTATGATCTGGCCATCATCGTCCCAGGTGATAGCATTGCATGAGTCTAGAATGAGTTTTTGCAGATTATCAATATCTTTCTTAAAAATGGGGTATTTAGTTCTTTTATTAATACTTTTGGGTGAATATATGCAAAATATTAATTCTACCAACAAGGGGAACTTGGAAGGTTTCTTGCCTATCATTTCCTTTTTGACTTGCCAGGCTATTTGTCTTTTGATGTCTTTCTGGGTGTCATATCTTCTAAAAGTTCCTGCGGGTCTAGCCCAGGTTATTGGATCACCTTCTATTCTGCATAAGCATAAATGCCTTAGTTTTTCATAGTAAGAGGGCATAAATCTAAGTTGTTCTTTTACTTTCATTCATTACTCCAGAAATGATTAAGTTCATTAAACTTCATCTGGTATTTTGAAATCTCCCATAACTCTATTGCTAGGGGTAGAATAAAGTCAGGTACAAGAAACTTAGGCCCTCGCTCAGCGATAACATTAATTTCCCAAAAAAGGGAAGTAACACGCGAAGCTCTTTGCTCCTTAGATGGAGGCACTCGAAAGTCTACTCTCAACATTTCTCCTAGATATTAAGCCATGGATATTTTTCTAAACTTTTTCTATATTGTTCTTCATGTTCTAATTTTTCTTTTTCTGAATATTGTTTAGGAGGTACAGATTTGTAAGACTCTTGATTAAACAGAGGTGATCTACCCACATAACTCTGCTCATATGGAACAGATTTGCGTTTTATGTCATATAATTCTTGTTCCGAAGGTAATGACATGGCACTCTCCTTTCTCGTTCTACCTAGGTCTATTTATTGAATATTTGTTTTGCCTTACAATTACATCTGTCAGGAAATCTTAAATCTGTTCCTTTATTATTTAATGCGGCACATTCTGCGCTATGAGATTGAGGTAAAAAATATAGACTAGGGAATTTTCCGAACATAGCTAAAAAAAGCATATCTGCATTGATATCGTCAATATATTTTTCTGAATTACAGGTTAGAGTAATGAATTCTTTTGTTTCTGAATTTAAAATAGTTGATTCTTGTTTTCCGATACTTATTATTTCAAGTGTTTCTATTGGTTTACATCCTACTTTATAAAAATCTGCTATATATTCTAAGGGTTCGCCGCTTTGTAAGGTCTTAGAAATAATTGAATCTATTAAAGCCACTAAATCATCTATTTTGTCACTTGTTTTGACAGTGAAAGTCCATTCTCTAGAAGATTTTATAAACCCACGTTCAGCCCATAAATCGTGCAGAAAGTGCATCCATTCTATTTTTTCTTTTACAGACATTGGTAATGAAATTTCTCTTTTTTGCATTTTGTTCCTAACTTTAAGGGGGGTTTTCGCAACTAGGGGGATTTAATTAAATCATACCTAATTGTTTTTTTAATTCTTCTCTAAAGGCAAAACGTTCTTCTTCTGATATTGGAGTGTTCCAATACTCTATACATTGTACTTTTGCTTTTTCTGGACACAATATAGGTATTGAATTTCTAAGGGTTTGTGACATAAAAGGGGTATTGTCTTGTAGATTTTCCTGGATATTCCCTTTTTGGGTATTATCTTCTGTATGGGATATCCAAAATCTAGTTTCTTTAAGATCTATATATATATTTATATTATCAGTTAAATCTAATAGAGAGGCACTTGACAATAGGAAATTAACGCTATAGCCAAAAAAGTATGAAAGCACGTCTAGAAACTCTGTTTCATAAATATTAGGTTTTTTAAATTGTCTGCCTATTTGAAATAATCCAGCTTCTTCTAATCGAATATTAGCAGATGATACGGTGTCAATATGACACTTACCAAAGATAGATAAAGATTTTCTATCAATTCTTTTTTTACGTCTTATTACTAAATTCCAAACTATACCCTTAACGATTTTATATATATCGCCTTTAGCATTATTTAAGAAGAATGTTGAGACTTGATACAAGAGATTTTGTTTGACTTCAGCGTTAAATGTGTTAATCTGTGTTCCTATATTAAGGTTAGGTTTTTAACGAGACGCCTGCGAAGTGAATGGTTAAAAACTTGGTTAAAATATTTCAGTTAAAAGTAAACTTTAAATTATATTTATAAATTTGTCCAGGAGGCATGCACATTTGATATCAACAGTAAATCTGCAAGATAAGAATTAAGGCTCGTACTAGACGAGCTTTTTTTCTGCATTTAATTCTTACTCACGTCTATTTGGGTTTCATCTGTTGTAAACTTAGTTGTTATTAGGGTAGACATTATAAGTTTATATCTCACACCTAATTCTTTATCATTGAATATTTCTTCAATATCTTGTGGGGTCATGATTCCATTAAGCATAATGGCTACGTTTTTTAATATTGTAATATATCCATTCATAAACCCTATGATTCTATCTTCTTTTTTTGTTACTTTAGCTAATTGCTCAGGCAAGTTAATATATTCTTTAAAAAGATCATCAATCAAATCAAATAACTTTAATACTACAGCCATTTGTTTTTCAGTAAGGAGTAATCTTCTTTCAACAACTTCTTTTGTTATTTGGCTTCCGTGTATATCTCGTAAATCAACTGTCTTCATTTATTCCTCATTACATAAAGTATTGATTAACTTCTCTAGATTTTCTTTAGAATCTTTTATCGTATCTATTGCGTACTTAGTTTCTTCCCCTCTGTCCCTAGCGGCTCTTGCTTCTGCTAGACAGTCAGTTAATAATAACTCAGCTTGCATTAATTTTTTAAGTAAACTTACTTTTCGTTTTATATTTTTCATTATTTCCTTTAGTTAGCTTCGTTTGTTGGTATACGCTTAGTTATGTCGTATTGTATTAACTCACCTGATGCAATTCTTTTATTTATTTCTTCTTCAACAGCTATAAAGAATTGATAACGTTCTTTAGTTACCACTATTCTTTTTATATCTTCATCTGTGAAACTTTTTCTAAAAGATAATACCAGTTCACATATTGAACTTCTTATCCCCTCACAGAAAGAATGATAATAACCTGCATTCTCTTTGTCTTCTTCCGCTCTGCGGCATGCGTCATTACTTAGGACAACTTCTGCAACTATTAAATTAAATATTGCTCTAGCGAACTTCATACTTGCCTTTGTCTATCTGCTCTAATTGGACAATAATTCTATTTAAACAATGCGGGATTAACTTTTTAAGAAGCAACCTATCCAGTTCTTTCAAGCAAACTGGGTCATAGGTCTCTTTATAAACTCTACAGTTTCTTACTATTTCATCTCTAATTGCGCTTAACTCTGGATACTCCTTGTAACATTTATTGAAATACTCTTTCTCTATCTTATTAACCCAAGCTAAATCTTTAGCATGCTTTAACCTCAACTTATAACTTCTCCACCAATACCAAAGGTTCATACTATCCTTTCAAATACCTTGTACTTACTATTTCTTATCAATACTGCCTTGTAAGAGTACTTATCTATCTTCTCTTTAATCTGTAAATTAAGATCAACTGTGTATTTATTAGTTGTACACTTTCCCCGAGCTACTTCTATGGCTTTCATCCTCTCTAACTTTTTAATACATTTTAATATTGTAAAAAGGTTCATCTTAGTAGAAATACATATATCCATATAAGAAATTTCTACGGGGTTAAATATATTTGCATACTCAACCAAGAATTTCCAAACCTTCTCATCTGACTTATTTAATCTATTCTGCGCCTGATAATCTCTTTGTTTCATAATTAACTTTCTTATTATATTGGTTATGTAATCTAATAGTACACGATATAAGAATTAAAGTAAAGAAGAGTATTTTAAAAAACTATTGTATTTTATTTGACAACACTAAAACATTAGTATAAGATATGAACATGATAGTAAATGTTTAAATATGCGAAGGATATAAAGATGAAATTCGAAACAGAAGTTTTAGAGATGTACGCAACAGTAGTTAAACAACAATCGCAAATGCTCGATGAAGCAATGCAAGTACATGGTATAAAAGGACTTTGTGAGATACGGGGAGTTGTCTACAATCTAGTTAGAACTTTGCACCAGGGTTACAGAGATGGCAAATTGTTCGCCTCTTATTTTCAGAACTTAATTTCAGCCAGAGACTGGGTCAAGATACACATTATCCTTACTCGCAAGATAGAAACAACATCAGACGTACACGAGATGCTAGATCATGTTTATAGTGTGAAAATTACAGAATATAGCGATTCTTTAAGACCAGAAGGATACTAATATGAAAACAAAAGAGTTCTTTGATAATGACCCAAGACAAGTTTACGAAGAAGAGTTAGAAGAATTAACTCACTTAATTAAAGTAACACAGGGCAAAGAGTTAAAACCCCTATTAAAAAGAAAAGCAACAGTCGAGGCAATACTTTCAGGAATAAAGGGCAACTAACATGAACAAGCATATCAAATTAAAAATACAAAAGATTGAAGAGCAGAGTAAATGGTTAAAAGGCAAGGTTTATTTCTTGCCTGAGTTCCAAGAAGATGCAAAGTTGCAAAATATTATAACTGCTGCAAGAACTATGTGGAATGACAGAGTTTATAAGTACATGGATAAGTTAGGACATTTTGGCAGATGTGATAAAGCGCAATGTTGCACTTGCCCTACTGGCTCATGTGTCTTAGGGGCGGGTATAGAAATATACGTTCTAAGATCATCAAGGCATAGGAATGTAGAACATATAAACATCATAAATGCGCCAGGATATAACCAAGGAAGTTTGCAATGGGAGGAAAGCGAAAAAGATATAGTAGCTTTTCTTAAAAATAATGGCATAGAATGCAGGTATAATTGCGGACGAATGGATTAAAAAGTCAAGCGTTTGGAAACTGTTTGGAAAATGAAAGGAAATTATGGACATTAATAATATAAACGTAGCAACGGGTTATAGAGTACATGCAAATTCTAGTCTTCTCAAAGTTAAAGAGGACATGGAAGCCGCTTTAAAAATCCTACAAGATAAACTACCCTCAGAAGAGTTTTACCACGCCAAACAATGCCCTCAACGATGCGTCCCAGGAGTAGACTTCGACGATTCTGTTGAATGTAACTGCAAGGGTGATTCTAAGTACATGAAAAACTCAGCCTTTCAAGCCTGGGAGAGTATTGGCAATGCTTTATTAGCCATTAATAAAATGTTAAAGAACACTAGTGTTGAGGATAAGTAAATGAGTACTCTAAAAGAAGATGCACAATTTATTTCTGGTAGATATATGTATATGACCTACCTTCAAGTTGAAGACACAGACAAGATAATAAGATTTGAAGAGTTTGAAAAAGTAATTGAAATCTTACGAGGTAACAAAGAATTTGAGGCAGAAGCTAGAAAGTTTATTTCAATGCCTAAAACCGAGGAAGAAGACGCAAGAAATTTTTTCAGGTACATGATTGATTTTGCTAGAAGGATAACAAAATAATGGAAACCAACAAAAACGAACAGAGTTCAGTTATAGACGTCGATTTTGAATCAGCCAGTACAGAGGTCGGAAAATTAAAAAAAGATCAACCTATCGAGGCTAGGGTAGACAAAATGTCCACTCTTTTCTTGGCCATGAAAAAACAAATCAAAGATCTAGAATTTGAAGTATATAACAACCGAGGTAATTTTTTACCCGTGCAGTCAGAAAAGCAAAACGAAATCCGTAAAGCCTTAGCAAAAGCTACTTCCGAGTGTCTTATTCCTCGCAAAGGAATGGACAACGCACATTTAAAATATAGTTATGCAAGCATTGATAATTTAATAGACGCAACTTATGAAGCCCTATCAGCCAATAAAATAGGCATAACCTATACTCAAATTAAAGGGCCAGAGGGTGAACCCATGATGTTTGTTGAAGTAACCCACTGGGAGTCAGGCGAATACAGAAATTCAACTCATCCAGTTTATCCAACAAAAGATGCAGATAGAAGCAAAGCCCTAATGGGTGGCTTCACATCAGCAAAAAGGCTGTTTTTATCTAATCTTTTAGGACTAGGAGGCATAGATTCTAAATAAAAACCTTTCGGTAAATGAAATCCATTTAAAATATCAAAACTAATTGCAAAAAATAGGAAAAGTAAAAATGAACTTAGTAGAAAAAATCGTTATGTATACACCCCCATCAAAATATACTCTAGAACCCTTTGGAAGAAGAGCAATTGTTACACTAGATGACGGTAGATTCCGTCAGTATGTACAAGTTGCAGAATCTGGCTCTGAATATGCTGAATGGATAGATCTTGGAGAATTTTCCTTAGTGGTTAATCAAGACGCTATGGAAGACGTAAATCTTTTTAATACAATGCTAGAAGTTTATAAGAAAAATAAGAAAGCGAATATTAAAGATGAAGTTATATAACGATCAATATGCTATATTTATTTTACTTCTTTTTTTTTGTACTACTATAGTTGCTACTAATATTATAATTAGTTAGGAGAAACGTGAGAAAAGTAATGCTGTTTTCATCTATGCTAATAATATTTTCTCTTATTTTCGTTTTTACTGGTTGTCAAAAACAAGAAACTGTCCAGGAGCTACCCAGTAATAACTATCTACCATCTCAAGATTCCACCTACGAAGACTTTGGAGATCCAGTTGATATAGAGGATTCCCCAGAATCTAATCGATCTAGTCATGAATTAGATATTTATCGTATTCATCACTATCATATAATTTAACTTCCTTACTTCCACGATTAAGCCCCAACCTAGAAATAAGTTGGGGCCATAAAAGGAGAGTAGTATGAAGTTTTTAAAGTAGTTCTTGCTCTTTTTGCTTCTCTGTTTTGTAATCTGATCGGGCAATAACCATTTCTACAAAGGATTGATTAGCAACAGGTACAGATGTTACTTCTGGATCTGCTTGTAACCTAGTTATCCATTCTGTTTTAAATTGAGCTGCATTAGCATTACACTTATCCCTGACTAAACACATCACCCAATCATTAATCGTTTGACTCAAGTAATCCTCATTGATGTATGACTTAAGCAGGATCAATTCTAGATCAGATATGTTATAAACTACTGTTTCACCAACTTTAATATCTATGGACATTGTTTTTCCCTTTCAGTTCTTCCTTTATAATCTGGCTGACTAAAAACCAGCTCAGCATATTTTTCACTATTCATAGGTATCATCTCTATACCTCTTTTTACTAATTTTGGATCCCATTCTGCTTTTAACCTCTCAAAGCATGCTCCATACTTGTGCATCACACTGCATCGTATAACGTGAATTATGTGATCTTTGAGATCATGTTCTTGAATATCATTGCATATTACTTTTTGCATAGTATCCGAGATGTCCAAAATTAACATGTCATTGAATTTTATTTTCATGTTATTGCATCCTATAACCACTTACATAAGTTCTTATTAAACCACCTGATACACCACCTATACCAACTGTCTTAGTTCCTCCAGCCCAATAAGCTGTAAACCATGCCTTATCAAATTGATCTAAGAAAGTAAACACAGTTAATATTTCTGAAATTTCAGCGGCTGCACCGCCAGCATAAGGCGTTGCCTTGTACTGATAACTTTTATTACTTGTCATAATAGACAAAGGCGAACTAGTTCTAGGAATAGTTACATTTGTATAAATTACAACCGCAGTAAATACATATTTACCAGTTATTGGAGCTATAAACTCTAATCTTCCACCTACACCAGATTTTACAGAAGTTCTATTATCGAAACTCTTTGTAAAATCTGCTTCAAGAAAAGTATAAGGAGTACCATTACCAGTAGCAGTTGGTGTATTAATAGTCTTGTAATACTCAAATCCAACTGCTCCATTAGTACCCAATTTTCCCGTGTCATCCACATACACAACTGA